AGCGGTCATAGTGTAATTAAATGTATCTGGTGGTACAAATCCAACAACACGGCCATATACATCAACGGTTAATGTAGCAACGCTAGATGTATAAGTTTGCGCCCCGCCAGGGAAAGTCAATAATTGAGCTAATGATGCAACTACTTGACCTTGTGGGTTGTTGTTTACCGCAATTTCTCCAGTACCTACCGTAGTAGTACCAGTCTGAATAAGCTGACCAGTACGGGCATTAAGATCAATAATGTTGTAACCATCTTCCAACCCTTGCCAAATAGTAGGATCGTAGTTAGGATCAGTTGGTACAAACAATGCAGAACCCGCTGATGGTGCGGCATTACCAGTAGCAAAACTAATAAAGTTATTGCCACGATTGCAAAATAACAAATAATTTAATGTGCCAGAGCTACCAAATACGGGATTTGCTGGATACCAGATGTAATCTGTTGGCGTTAAATCAAATGATGGAATATTAGTATTTGCAATACCATAATAAGTTGCCCCTCTAGGATTTGAAGTAAATCCTGTACCAGTTTGACTTGTGGCATAAGCAATACTTAAATAGCGTTCTGCATATTGTTGGAATGTTGTTGGCCGCCATGTAAATAAACTGCTTGGCGGACTATATAACGATGTTTCTAAAGAATTTACCATTCTGGTAAAGAAATACCAATTACCAGCAGAAATTGTTGATAGCGTTACTGGTGGTAATGCAACTGAATTACCATAGGGTATACCATTAGGTTGCACGGCAGTTGTGCCAGCAAATATAAGCTGTGATGGAGATGGATTGGAATAAGCCGAATACCAAATTTCTGCATATTGCACAATGCCATTTGTAGAGCTTGTTATGTCTACTTGGAATGATGGATTTGCCGCATTTGGTAATGAATTAGCAATAACTGGGGCTGGTATAGTGCCAAAACTGTTAGGTGCTGGCAATCCGCTATTTGGTTGTGGTTTATATTGCGTAACGCTGGCATCGTTATAAACCGATGGGTCATAAACCAATAAAGTCAATGCCACAGAAATTGTGCCGTCTGGCGCAAAGTTTTGTTCTACTTTAATTACTCTAAATAACTTTGCAACCCATCCATAATTGGCATTGGTCACGGTAACAATATCACCCGCTTCCAACTCTAAACCAATATAGTTTACAGTACACGCTATTTGCAAATCCATCCGTGCCGCTTTTAAAAATCTTGTAGCTAAAAGCTGGGCTTGCACATCATTATTGACTAATGGCAGTTGAATAGTCTGGGCGTTTTGTGGCTCATTAGGGTATAACAATGATGGCGCAACTAAAGCCAAATTAACCGTGCTAGTGTTAAATGAACTATTTAGGCTAATGTCTGGGAATTGGCATTGTGCAATGTTATAGGTATTAGAAATATCTAAAGACACGACTTGAATAGCAGAAACCATATTGCTATCGTTAATATCCATAGCCACGCTGTAAGTTGGCTGATTGACAATAACTGACCAAACTCCGTAAATCTCATTGTATTTAAGTAAACAATCGCAACAATTCACAATACTTTGCACATTGTCTAATATGTTTTTAGTAGTGTCGATTGCGCCATTAAAGGTAAATCTAGGCTGTGTTTCTGGTACGCCAAGATAATTATTAAATGTAATAGTCTGGGCGCAATAAGCATTTAGGGCAGTCAAACTAGCGGTATCAATTTGTGATGCTGGAATTGCCCCGCCATATACGGTGCTAGTCAAATAATCATAAATAACATCGCCTGGTGCTATTCGCGAATTAATGATTTCAAACTGTGTTTGAGCAATCGATGTAACACCAGCATTGGCGTTATAAGTTAAATGCACAATAGCAAAAGCGCAGTTGGTCATTAATTTACTACTATCCCATGTATAAGTAAGTCCAGATGATTGCATTACCGTAATGGCAGATTGACTGCTATTTACGGGATTATTTGATCCGTTGCTATACAAATATATATTTAAATATCCATTTACTTTGGTATCAACTAATCCTGTGGCTGGATCAACCAACCCTGTAACTGCCGTACTAGAGTTTTGACCAGGATTAACCGCATACATTGTGTTGCCAACGGTTACTGATGGGTCAATAGATTTGTTTAATACGATGGTTTTGGTAACAGTATTAATGCCACTTACGGTGTAATAAATTGGTGAGCCAGAGTTAGCAAATGAAACCAATAAACCAGAAGTGACGGGTATAGATAATGTGCCAGAGTAAGTAATAGTATTGCCAGAAATAGTGGCAACGCTAACACTCGAATCAGTATAAGTAAGGCCGCTAAACAGGCACAACTTACCACCATAATAGATATTGCCATAAGCAATGGAATCCGTGCCATTGCCCGTAACTTCGCAGAGTGAAAGAACATAATATAGATTTTGATTATCAGAAGTAATTGAAAGATCAGTAATTGTGCCGCCAATATAGCAATTACCATAAACGATTGGCAATTTGTTATTTGTTGCTGGTTGAATCTGTAAATTAGTGCCAGTATTTAGCTGAGTTGATCCGTTGCTAGTTGGTGCTTTTGGTGCGGTTAAGGCCGACACAATAGATGATGCGGCCATAGTCATGCCCATCATTACTAATTCTGGTTGTCCTGTTACTACGCCAACAATGGCAATAACAGTACCAACAATCGCACCTAAAACGCCACCACCGCCACCCATGCTATATCTTCCAAGTGTTCTGTAACTTAGTTGCACCATATCTACTGAAATCAGAATCAGTAAAACAGGAAAAATGCGCTTCTTTTATTTCGCCAATTTTCTTCATTTCTGTACCAATTTCAATAAACTTCTTAAACAGCTTTAATGATGTTTTGTCGTTTGTGCTATGCCACATAATCTCATGTAGCGAATATTCCCCTTCAATAAAAAAACACGGGGCTTTCATTGCGACTAAAACACCACTTAAATCTTCTGCAATTAATATAAATCCAGCACCAGCCAGAATCATACTTAATTGCTTACCTACATAATCCCTTGACCACTTTGCTTCATCTTTTAATATTTCAAATCGATGTGTTTGGCAAAAGTGTTCTAATATCTTGTAAATTGCATCAAAATCAAATTTATTTGCGTACCGTATCATTGCTTTCCAAAAGCATAATATATTGTCGATATAGTGGCCACTCGATTCATTGATGTATCGCCAGGGGTGAAATATTCCCAGCTTGAATCATTAGTAAATCGACCAACCGTTCTGTTTTGTAAAATCATTTGAATGTTTGCGGCACTAACTGTTACTGTACCTACATACATACGCACTTCTTCCATCCATTGTTCACCAATGTTGAAAGTATTGATAAATCCATAGAAATACTGATAAAGACCGCCAGCACCACCAGATGTTATTAAGCTGCCATCAGTATTGAAAAAACCTTTCCACATGGTAATTTGTGCGCCTTTTAAATTACCATTTAGCACCACGCCCAAAAGGGCTGTATCAATACCGACCAAAGTAATAGTAGTTTGATTGGCAGTAGATTTAATATCCCGTTGAACCTTGCCAATACCAATTAATTGACCTAATCCATCAAAAGGCTGTGAATCCACCGCTGGTACGGTAATAGCCGTTGGCGCAGTAGAAAACCGATATTCTGTAGATGGCGTAACAATACGCACAAAATCCGCATATCGAATATTGTTAGTATTTTGTATTGGTGTTATAACTTGGCTCATAATACCGATTCAAATGCTTTAAATGGCCCTGACCATTGTATAAAGCTGTCATTGGTCATTGGGATCAAATTATAAGTTGGATATTGTTGCAAAATAATTGGGAAAGTAATTCCCGTATAAGTATTGCCGCCTAATGCAACGGTTGTGCCATATTGACCAATAACTGCATTTTCTGGTGATACTAAGGTTGTTAATAAGGTGCGGTGAACAGGAATAGTAACGGTAGTCCCAGAACCACGCATAACATCAGCGATAGCAATATAAGCATAACGATCAACCTGGCAAAAATCGCCAGCCTTTACGATATAAGATGTTGAAGATATGGATGGCAAATTGCCTAATACTAAATTCTTGCCAGCAGATGCGGTTTCCCATTGACAAGTTGAAATCTGTGTAGGGGTCATATTGCCTTGATAAGCAATATAGTTGACCCAGCCAGTAGAACCAAAATTAAGGTATTGCTCTAACGACTTATCGTAGTAGCGCAAATTAGCCAATAGATTGCGATTCTGACTGTAAAGCTGATATGAGTTTGGCTTAAAAGTAAATTGGAATGGGATAACAGTAACAATTTCAGATGTAGAAATACGCTGGTTACGGCTAATAGCTTGACCGACCAATCGTTGATCCATAATTGTTACTTGTTCTGACATTGCCAGAATGGTGCTTATATCTGCCATGTTTATCTACTTTGCGGTAATGATCGTTGGGCAGATTGATTGGCCGCCCATACTGCGGTTTGATTTCTAGCCAAGAATTGCGTAGCTGATTGCGTATCAATGGCCGACATTTGTTGAATATAAGGGCCGTTATAAACTACCGATGGTTGATTTGAGCCGCCCATGACATCAGCCAATTTGTTGTTTGGCACTACAGTACCAGCGGTTTGTGGCACAAACAATTCTGGGCCATTTTCACCAACAATAGATGGTACGCCTACTGGCGGTTGTCCACCATCAGCAAAACCAAATAATGAACCAATACCAGATAGCATACCGCCTTCTTCCATTGATCCACCAATGCTTGATCCAATGGCTTGAAATAACTTCATTTCTTGCGCTTTTAATTCAATCTTAAGCATATCATTTAGGATGCTCTTAGCTAAATCACCAAAATTTAATTTGCCAGTTTCAACAAACTTATCTAAGGCATTAGTCATTGAATTGGTAATAGCATTAAACATTTCTTGCGCTTGCATTGCCGCATTGTTTGAATTTTCTACATATTGTTCATATGCTTTTTGCCAACCATAACTAAATGATTGCTGGAATTTTTGAGTTGCTAATACTTCTTCCTCAGTCTTTTCAACATAGACTTGTGCGGTATCAATAATTTGTTGCTTTTGCTCTTTAAGGGCTTTAATTACAGCCTGACCAGCGGCAGTTGATGGATCGGTTGTAGCAATCTTTTTATCAACATTGTCCAAAGCCTTTTGCATTTCTGTAAGGACTTTGGTAATTTCAGAAACATAATCTTTTTGATTCTTAGTAAGATGTGTTTCGGCTTCTTTAGCGGATAACATTTGAAATTGAATGGCCGCTTGCCTTGCATACTCTTTAGATAAATCTTGCGCTTGCAATAACTGTTTTTCGCCAGCAAATGTAACTGGTCTGTTTACATCTTGTTGTGGCTCTTGCTTTGGTGTTTCTTTTGAACGATTTAAAATCTTCTGGGCAAATTCCTCATCGGATTCAGCCATCTTTTTGACTTTATCGTCATAGTCTTTTAGGTCTTGCAATGCTTTAGAAAAGTCACCGTGAATAGCATCGGTGGTGGCCGCAATAACGCCTTGTATTTCTGTAAAGAATCCAACAATGACTGTAGCGGTATATTTAAAGACTACGGCAACGGTTTCAGCCGTTGTTTGCAATACTTCGCCAAAAAACTGTATAGCAGTAGCATCTTTATGCAACGCATCATAAAGCTGTAATAGCGATGGAAATACTGCATTAGTAAATTCCAATGTAAGCTGATGTGATGCTTCTTTTAATTTAATGCTTAATTCGTGTGCCTGAGTAACGGCTTGGGCATATTTGTCCATCTCGCCCTTGCCTTCAACAAGGTCTGCCGCCAATCCTTTAATATCAACGCCCCTGATACCACGACCAAGAACTTGAAATGCCAAACCGTTTCGTTCCGCAGAATCTTGCATTTTTGCAAGACCTTGTACGGTTTTGTTAAATAAATCTTCTTCAGATAGCGTTTTAAGGTCTTTTAGGGAAACGCCTAACCTGGCAAATGCTTCTTGAACCTTCCCACTACCTAATGCGGCAGATTCAATTTTTTGAGTAAATCCAGAATAAATACGGCTGGTTTCTTCGGCATCCCCGCCATTCTTCATCAGGGCAGATGATAGGTTTAAAACGGATGCAACCGCTACATCATTGGCTTTTGCTGTTTTAACAACGGAATCTGCATATTCCATCGCCTTATTTGTCATTTCAGCAAATGCGGCAACGGACAGTAATTCGCCAGCCCGTTCTTTGAAATTCTGTAAGGCTTCTTTGGCTTTTTCGATGCCTTGTGTAAAGTCGGCTGTATCTATGCCTAACTTAACCCCAAGACTTGCGATATTTGCCATTTATTTTCCTTTGAACAGACTTTTTGGTGCTTTTGGATTCATTAACATAAATGTTAATAATTGCTCATTAACTTGCGCCTTCTTATCCTGTTCTGTTAATGGCGGGTAAATATACCCATACACTCTAGGTATTATATCTTGTAATTTATAGCTTGGCTTACCTTTTGGCAACATTGAATTAAATTGACCAGCCGTCAATGTGCCTAATACTTCCAGAATTCCACGATTGCCAATTAGCCCATCTGCATACATTATGCAAATGTCGGTAAATGTTTCTTCGTCTATTTGGTTCGGGTCAGACCCGTGTGCAAGGATATAAGCCTTTGTTTGCCTACGAATCGACCCAGTTACTTTCCCTTTGCGGATTCGTAACTTGGGCTAATTGTTTTAGTAATGTTGTCCACAACCTCTAATTGAATAGAGAATGGGAATAATTCCTCAACCATATCGTATGTAATAGTATTCATATCAAAAGATTTATCTTCTGGCACGATTAACTTAAACATTTCGGTAATACGGTTTTCAGTAATAACTTTATTTTTGGCAGTTTCTTTTAATGATCTGCCTTTAATAAATACATCATTTTCTTGAAAATCAACGCCTTCTTTTTCAAAATCCTTTTTATTCTCAATAAATGGCGTAGATAATTCTAAATAATATTTATTAACTTTATCTTCATCAACTTGTTTAATTCTTTCAGAAATAGCTTCAAATTCTAATGTAGTTGGCACTTTAATCTGAAAAGTGTGGCCATTCATGTCAAATGAACGGGTGCGTACTAAATCTTGATTTTCAACAAATCGTTTGCCTAAAGCATTTGCAAATTGGCTCATGTCATATCCTTCATGTGTTTTGATCTATATTTCTCTAATGCCCCGCCCATATCCTTGCTTAATGAATCTAGGATTGCTGGCGAATTGGTTTCTAAAGCTGGGCGCAAAAACGGCTTTGCTGGCATTTTAGCAGTACCAAATTCATTGGCAACCGTTCTGGCATCCATTACGGCATATTGTTTAATTGCACCTTTGCCGCTGTGTAAATTATGGAATGTCTTAGGGTGAAACTTACTGCCAGGGGCTACAGAAACCCTCGCTATGACGATTTCAGTAGGGCTGACATACCTAGAGTGCTTATCCTTGTTTGTAGGCTTTCTAGCTTCGATTTGTAGGGTTGCCGCTAACTGCCCAGTATCTTTACGCACCAACTCTCTAGCGGTGTTTAATGCTGGCTTCATAGCTTTTCTTGCGCCATTACGCAAAATATTGTTTTGGTCTTTAGGGCCAAAATCATCTTCAATCTGATTAATCAATTCTTCAAATTCTTGGAATCCCTCAAATTTGAAAGTTGTTTTCATTTTGGCTTAATTAAATTCTCAAATATAGAATTATTGAGTTTTCTAACAAATAAAGTAATTTCGTCTGGTGTTAGTTTATCGGCATGATTGGAAGCGATCTGATATGCCAGATCAACTCCCATCAGCTTTTGTTGTTGCCAGCCAAACCAATCTTTAACACCAGAATCGGCTTGACCAGCAAGGTATGTCAAATAGTTTGCTAAATCGTTATTATTTTTTATTGTCGGATTCATATATTAAGTGTTATTTGACCAACCGTATTGATTACCTCTTGGGTGAATCGTGAATGTGCATTTCGCTTCTGCGTTAGGTGCATTGTCGATAGTAAATTCAGAAACACGGCCATTGAAAGCATATGCTACTGTGTTTGCGCCATCAACTGCGGCAATAACGAATGTACGATCAATGATTCCGCTGTAAGCATCGCCACGAATCAACAATAGACCAGCATCGCTTGGATTCCATGCGGCAACGATTGTCATTGAAGTTGGTTTGCTTTGTGTTGGGATAACATCAGACTGACGGCTACCAGCAACATAAAAGTTTGCAGAAGCATCATCTTGACCAAACTTAGGGATTGCTTCAACATTCAAAATTTCGCCAGCAGAACCAGTACCATTAGCAGAAGTACCAACAATAGATGCAACTTCACCAGTCCAAGTGGATAACTGAGTAAGAGTTAAAGGTGTTGGAGTTGCGCCAGTTTGACACCATAACGATGCCGAAAACCCAGGTAACACTTGATTTGGGAGAGCCATTTTTAATCCTTCAAAAATAAAAAGTTAATCAAATTATATTATGTTGGAATGTCTAAAGTGCAATCCATAATAATATGGTTTAACTTTACTGTATCATCATAAGTATTATACAACCAAACTACATCTGCTTTGGCTATATAAAACCCGCTTGAACCACCAAATTGCCCATTATATCCGTGCAATGATTGTAATATAGTATTTGATATATTAAAAGCATCATTCTGATCTTGTGCAAACACATTAATCTGAAAGACGGGGCGATCAATGCCCTTATTATTCTGGTTTTGCCCTGTATATACTGGCTGGTGAATATTTC